TAAGAAAACAGAACTTGACAATCGGTTAGATAAGATTGAAACTATCTTAGATAAAATCTTTGATAGATTGGAAGCTAAAGTTGACAAACACGACTAGAACACATTTTGTATTGCCTGATGTGCAAGCAAAGGATGGTAATGACTTTACATTCTTATCTTGTATAGGTAAATATATTGTTGATAAAAAGCCTGACGTAATCATTTGTATAGGGGACTTCGCTGACATGGAGTCCCTTTCTTCTTATGACGTAGGTAAAAAGTCATTTGAAGGTAGAAGCTACCAAAAGGATATTCAAGCTGCTAGAGAGGCTATGGATGCTCTTTTAGTGCCTATATATGAGTACAATAAGTCTGCTAAGAAGTTTAAGCATAAACAATATAGACCTCGTATGGTTCTTACTTTGGGCAACCATGAGGACAGAATCAATCGTGCTATTAACGAGGATAGGAAACTAGATGGGCTTATCTCGGTTGATGATTTACCTTACCAAGATTGGGAAGTTATACCTTTTCTGGAAGTTATCACTATTGATGGTATTGCTTATAGTCATTATTTTGTGTCTGGAACGATGGGAAGACCTATTTGCAGCGCTCAAGCACTTCTTACAAAGAAACATATGAGTTGCTTTGCTGGTCACCAGCAGGGTCGTAATGTCGCTTACGGTATGCGAGCAGATGGAACTGAGATGACAGCAATTATTTCAGGCTCTTGTTACGAGCATAACGAAGCTTATTTAGGCGCTCAAGGCAATAATCATTTTAGAGGATGTTATATGCTTTATGATGTAGAAGATGGAAGATTTGATGAGTTACCTCTTACTCTAAAATACTTAAAGAATAGATATGGAAAGTAAATTTTGCAGGTGGTGCAATACTGAAAAGCCAAAATCAGAAATGATTAAAAATAAATCTTATGCTGATGGGTATGCTACTGTTTGTAAACAATGCTCAAAGGAATACTCTGCAAATCTTAGAAAAAATAAAGATTATATTATTAAAAGCAGGGCTAAAAAATACAAAACTACTGTTGAACATATAACTCATTTATATGAAACTCAAACAGTTTGTCAAATTTGCAAACAAGAAGATAAAAGACGTAATCTTGCAATTGACCATTGTCACTCAACAGACAAAGTAAGAGGTCTATTATGTGATGCTTGCAATAAAGCAATTGGTCACTTTAAAGATAACATTGAATATCTTGAAAATGCAATTGAGTATTTAAAAAAATATACATAAGCCCTTCGGGGCTTTTTTTGTAAGTAAATTTTATGATACTACATAGAGTACGCAGATTAAATGGCAAGTTGTTAATAGATGGTAGGCACACAATTGTCAGACGGCTTGATAGACAAGCTCGTAAGATTGAGCGTTTATACAAGTTTAGAGGATACAAAAAATTATGATTAGAGTTGGTGTTTGTGAGTGCTGCGGTACTCCGTATAACTATGATGATGCAGAACCTGATTTAGGTGTGTGTGGTGAATGTAATCCGTATGAAGAAGAGATGATTGGAATGGTTGATTTTGAGGACTTAAATGATAAACAGTAGAAAAATAGAAGATTTACATCCTAAAGTAAAGGTGCTATGTGAAAAGTTTATTGATGAATGTAAAAAGCAAGGTATTGATGTTCTTATCACTAGCACGTACAGAGATGGCGCAAGTCAAGATGCTTTGTATGCACAAGGTAGGACAACTGTTGGAAAGATTGTCACCAATGCTAGAGCTGGACAGTCTTATCATAACTGGCGTGTCGCTTTTGATTTTGTGCCTATTGTTAATGGCAAAGCTCAATGGTCTGATGTAGCTACATTTACTAAATGCGGTGTTATTGCAGAGTCAGTTGGTTTAGAGTGGGCAGGTCGTTGGAAGAAGTTTAAAGAGTTAGCACATTGTCAATTTACGAATGGTTTAAAACTGCAAGATTTTCAACAAGGAAAAACATTATGAAAACATATTTATTAGAACGTGGTAAAGAAGCATCAACATGGCGTGGTCTAGTAGCATTATTAACTGCTGTAGGTGTAACTCTTTCACCAGAGCAAGGTGAAGCTGTTATCGCTTTAGGTTTAGCAGTCATTGGTGCTATTGGCGTATTTTTCGCTGATAAAAAATGATTTCATTTATATCTGTTATAGATAAACTACTCACCTTCTTAGACAGGTGGGTAGCTTTGCAAAAAGAAAAGAAAGCTCAAAAGGAATATAATGAACTTGAAGCGAACCCTGCTGATTGGTTTGATAATCACTTTGATGGCTTGTCAGATGAATCAGACAAAACCAAACCCACCAAAACCAACATTAGTGATAAAAAAACTTGAAGATGGTGGAATTTGTCTTGATAGAGAAAATGCAGCTAAACTTGGCAAATATATAGTTGATTTAGAGCGTAAATAAGCAATTATTTTTTAAGTTTAGTATCGTAGCTTAGGTTTTATATAATAAAGCGTTTTAGAATAGCTGGCGTGCGTTTAAATTTATTTTATTTGATTTATGCCTAATTTGTAAACCAAATATATGTGGCTAAACAATTTATAACAAAAAAATATGCGTTTTGAAATATTAATGCTTTATTTTTATGTGTTTTTAAAAAATCATACAGTAAAATTGTATGGGCAATTACAAAGCATGGGAAAGCATATTTAATAATTGGTAGTTTTAATGCGCATATCGTTCCACCAAATATAAATAATATTGTTGATACCCATTTAATATCTAATTTTTTTATTAACATTAATGTTTTTCTTTACTATCATTTAATAATCCTACAGATTCGCATTTTTCACTTTTCTGATACTATTAGTCATGCTCAATAAAGAGCTAACTAATTAGGAGAAATATTATGGCATGGACTAAACCAGTAGCTACAGAACATCGCATTGGCTTTGAGGTAACTTGCTACGCAATGTGTCGCTAGTCACCTTCTAGTTGTTTGTTTAAAAGCTCCTCTTTCTCATATACTGCACCAGGGTCTATGGGAGGAGGAGTCCAACGCTCTTTCTTTTTATTTCCAAATATCCTATCCCAGTTATCCTCTCCTTCTTTACTTAAAGACCTGCTGATTAGTGCATCACCTGTGTGCTCATTGCGAGTTGCCATAATAAAGTTCCTTTGCTAGCTCTAAATAATGTATAGCTTTGTTTAAATCCTCAATGCCATTTTTGTTTCTATGTCTGCAAGTATATTTTATTACATTGCCTTCAAGAAACGACAAGTTATTTTTCACAATAAACTCAACTGGCTGTATCAGCATATCTTTGTAATGCGTTCCGCCTTCTTGTGTATTTAATGCACTCATAATCTTCCCACCATCACATGAACTTCATTGTTTTTAGAATAGGTAACAGTACAACCTCTATCTTTAGTTACCATAACTGCTGTATATGTACCTGTAATAAAAGAAAACACTAAACATACTGCTAATAACTTATTATCCATTTATTTATTCCTTATTTATTGTCAACATAACCCAAGCAAACGCTATGCAAATAAACATACCTCTTTCAGAATAATTCCAATTTAATGGGTTATAATCCATGCAAATAAAAGTTACAATTAAATAACTTAAAAAAATATAAAATAATTTATTCATGTTTTACCTTTAAATTTTTTAAAAAATTATCTATTAGGTTGTTTATATGATGATAATGGAATCCAATGTGTAGGAGGAGCGTCATTAAAAAAATCCCCACACGAATCTAATTCTTGCCATCCTTTTTCAGAATACCATGCCTGCATATAACCAAATGAATTATTTGCAGTTCCTGTTCCCCATGTCATTACTTCACTGTTTACTCTTGGTAATAATTCATTAACATCAATCCATTTTGTTTGCAATTCATTATCCAATGCAATTCTTAAAAAAATAATGTATTCAAATAATTTTTGTTTTGAATGTTTATTAAAATCACTATCTTCAATTTTAAATTCATCATGTAGAGATTTTTTAACAGCAACTTTAAATCCCTCGTAAAAACTTTCTACAGCCAAATGCTTATCTGTACTACAAGCAAACTGACCTTCAAACCTTTTATCTGCTTCTTCACACATTAGTCTAAATTGCGCCAAAGATAATCCATGATGTTCTCTAGCGTGCTTTTCTAATTGTTCATCACTTCCAAATTTTTTGTCTTTATCCATTTACTTTTTCCCTGTAAAAATGATAAATTGCAATTCCGCAGGCAAATCCTAGAAAGAACGCTGTGCTGTAACATAATACGTACTCAATCACCAAGTTCAATTTTTATATCCTTTTTATGCAATTGTTCAACGTCATCTAAAGCAATACTTAAAATATCTATAAAAGCATAGTTAATTAACCATAACTTAGTTTGCTCATTCATCTTTAATTCTACGTCAGCAGTTCCATCTTCATGCTCTGTAATGCTAGTTACTGTCAGCTCCATTATCGCCTCCATAGTATTTAATTAATACTTTTAACGCTTTGATATTTTTTTTCCAAACCTTAACATCATTTGGATGCTTCCATCCATCACCATCTAAAATCCCTTGTGTGCTTTTTAATTCACGGTTAAGTAAAGAAACAAACATATCATCAATTAAATCACATAACACATCTTCATCTTCAATCTGTATGTTAAATTTCACTTGTTACGCTCCTCACGCATATCTCTCATAGACTCACGCTCAACCATTTCTACAATCATGTTAATAGCTTTACCTAACTCAAGCAATGTAATGTCATCACCAACACCTTTTAAGTAGCGTTTAATGGTCGTAGCAAGCAGTTCATAATGCTTATCGCTATAGTTCACCATAGTAGTGTTCTCCAGTATTACCATTCTGTGAGATAACCTTCTGTCTACTTTCATCACCCCATGTTTCCCAACCATCAATGCTTACCAATGCCGAACGATTCCTGCACAGATAAAGAGGCACGTTACAATCTCTAAAATCGTCATTCCTGTTTTCCTTTGTAATAAAGTTGTTAGGATGCAATCTATAACGCTCTGCCATCTCAAACTTAACTTCTTCAACCTTTCGTAGATATTCGTCATATTTCAATCTTTCGTCATACGTTTGTTTAACTAAAATCTGTTTGATAATTTCCATGATTACTCCTCTAATTTAATTTTGCCTATACATCTCAAATATGGGTTTGTTAATACTCTAGTTTCTAATTCAAATTCACATTCGTTTGAATTGTAATACACATATAAATACTGTGGCTCTTTAGGCTGTGGTTTAATGCGAAATTCTTTATCGTCATCATCAAAAAATGGACTGCAATCATTTCCCCATTCTTTTAATTCTTTAAATTCAACATCGACTATATATCTACTTTCAATCTCTGCACCATCAGCCCATGCTTTTATTTCTTTATGCCATTTATGTTTCATAGCGTAGCTCCATCATATAAAGAGAATGTACTACCAATACCTCTATTAACTTGTGGTTTAGGTTTTTGATAAGAATACCATCCAGCAGGTCTGTTAGAGTTCATCACAATAGTAGCGTTAGGATTTCCTTCTACTTTAATGTACACATCTTTACCTGGCTTATCATTGTTAATGTTAATCTTAATTTGAGATTTGTATTCTTTTAGCGCAGTTTCTAAGTCATCGTTCATCTCAATAGAAGCAATAAACTCATAACCATAGTATTTCTTTTTAGTCTTTTTATAGAAGAATGACTGCTTCTTACCTAGAGGACAGTTACCTTTATGGTCTGCAATCACATAGCCTTCATGCTTTAAGCGTTGCATATCCTCAATAATACGTGCTGCTTTCTCGTCTAGTTCTGTTGTAATCTGTTTAGTTGTTAAGATTTTATCTTGTAGCAACTCAAGTATTTTTATACGTCTACGTACTGCAATAATCGACTGTAAATAACATTTCTTTGATGTTTTAAATTCCATTACTATCTCCTTAATTGGTGGGGAGTAACACGGTTCAATAAAATAATCACAAGATATTGAGGTCTTAGCTATCCAAACTAATAGTGTTATTCCCCATTGACTGGTGGGGTACTAAGTGCTAGGGCATTACTGTCAGTCACCTTAACTTTATAGACAAACCTATTCACCTGTTAAGGCAGGCTTAACCTTTCCCCCATAACCTTAAAATGGAATATCGTCCTCAAACGCATCCGCTACATAACCATTAGCTTTAGCTGGCTCACCTGCTTCTTTAACGTATGGCTCACTAAATGCAAAGCTAAAGAACTTACCTGACTTGCCTTCTTTTAACCATGCTGACATACGCATCTCTTTACCATTAACCATGCAGTTGCCGGTGTAGTCTGGGTGATTTTCCTTCTCTTTCTTGTTATTTTTAAACAAGCTACCTGAGTTATCTCGTTGTTCGTATTGTGCCATTTTCTAACCTTTCTTCATTGCTGAACGTGTTTTACTATCTAATAAAGACCATAACGCAGTCTTTTCCTCATTGGTCAAACTACCTGCTACTTCTAACGCTTGTGCTACATCATCATTTTTAACAAAGAATGTAACTTCCTCTGCTAATCCATGCAACAGCTCTTTCTCTTGCGCTGTAAATCCATCTAATGCACCTGCAAGCGGTGTTATTGATTCTTTAGGTGGCTCTACAGCATTAGACTTTTTTACTGTTTGCTGGTGAATTGCATTGGCTACCTCGTCAGCAGATGCAAACTCAGTTCCACCTAATCCGAAACAAGCTAACGCACGACCAATTGCTGATGTTTCACAATTCTCTACATAACTAGTACGGTTAATTTGGCTTGATTGTTTAAACTCACAACCATGACCTGTAGATATTACTTGTCCTACATTATTAATGACTGATGCTTTGATTACACATTGCTCATCATCTAGTTTAACAATTTCCGTGATAATAGAATAATCTTTATTCTGCTCACGAAACTCTTGAACACGCAAAGCTACAGTTTTGTATTCTTTGCCATGTATATTCACAAATCCTTGTTTGCTCATTCTATGTCCTCAAATCTATCACGAATAATTAATTTAAGAGCTTCTACATCCTCTAGTGCAGTAATAAGAGGCAATACATCTTGACCCATCCATACTGCCTTTTTAATATCAATCTCTACGTACTCTGATTCTAAGTCACCAAAGTAAACAGCACTAATATCTAGGTCGTACTCTACTGTTAGTTCTAATCCGTTTACTACTAAGTTTGTAATCATTATTTAGTCCTTTCATATCCGTTAAAGTCTAACACTACCCATTGATTGCCTACTCGTACAGCATTGATTCTCTTGTTTGCACATAGTCGTCTGACCCAAGCAGGTGTGACGTTCAAACGCTCTGCTGCTTCGTCTACACTTATCATTAATTGCTCTTTCATACTCACCTTTCTTTGTTTCAAGTTTGATATTATAACATCTCTTTTGCAGTAGTCCAATGGTTTTCACCACAGCACCCAAGACTGTCGCCTTTAGGTTCACCACAATATATACATACGATTTCATCTTCATCATAATCTTCATACTCCTCACGAGTTACTTGGTATTCATACATTGCTTGGCACATTATTCAATCTCCAGTTTAATTTTGCCTATACATCTCAAATATGGATTTGTTAGTACTCTATCTTCTAATTCAAATTCACATTCGTTTGAATTGTAATATACATACAAATACTGTGGCTCTTTAGGCTGTGACTTAATGCGATATTCCCACTCATCATTATTCCATCTTGGAATTGGGTCTACAAACCATCCAGATTGAGTAACATTCCATTTAGCTTCAATCTCTGCACCATCAGCCCATGCTTTTATTTCTTTATGCCATTTATGTTTCATATTAATTACTTTCCAAGTCAAGAATTTCATCTTCAATGTCACTAATAACACTATCAGGTAGCAAGCTCATAATATTAACTGTACTGTCAGCTACTTCTATCTCTGTAATTTCAATGTTATACACATCAGGACTATCACCTGTGCCGTATGGGTCACGTTCAAAGTCACAAGTATAGTAAACTGTTAAGTCAATACCGTTGATTACTGTGTTTAAAGATGCCATGATTATTTCCAGTCAAAAAATTTAGCTAACACTTCAGCAATTAATAAAATTACAATGAATACTGCAAGACCTAATACTACGATTGTTAAGTTATCCATGTTGCTCTCCTGTTGTTGATGTGTTCATTGTATCGACTTTGAAACTTGTGTCAACATTTATTTTTAAATTAAACCGCAAAGATTAATAAGTTTTTTTAATTAGCACGAATTACATTTAAGTCTTACACTTTGCCAACTGTTACAAAATAACACTTGACTTTTTCTGTAAAATCTGTATAATGTTATCTGTCACTTGCAGGTGATTTAATTTAGAGTAGCCATTAATCAAAGCCCTGCATCCTACTCGGATGTCCTGCAACCAGCCTAAAAAGCTGGAGGGTTTTGTTTAGTGGCTTTTTTTTGGAGTAAAAATATGGCTGAACGTAGAATGTTTGCAAAAACTATCATAGATAGCGATGCTTTCCTGGATATGCCACTATCAACACAAGCCTTATACTTTCATTTATCTATGCGTGCAGATGATGATGGTTTCATTAATAATGCTAAAAAGATTCAGCGTATGCTTGGATGCAACGATGATGATTTGAAAATATTATTATCTAAAAACTTTATTATTCCTTTTGAAACTGGTGTATGTGTAATCAAGCATTGGAAGATACATAACCTTATTCAAAAAGATAGATATAAACCTACTGTTTATGTTGAGCATAAAGAAAAATTATCTTTAAAAAACAACAATGTATATACAATGGATACATTATGTATACAAGATGTATACAGTATGGAACCACAGGTTAGTATAGGTAAGGTTAGTTTAGATAAAAACATACATGATGGATTTGATGAGTTTTGGTCTATTTATCCTAATAGAGCAGGTAAAGCTCAAGCATTAAAAGCATGGAATAAACATAAGCCTGATTTAAATTTAGTATTAGAAGCTATTGCATGGCAAAAAGAAACTGATGGATGGAAGCGTGGTTTTGTGCCTATGGCTTCTACATATATAAACAATGCACGATGGGAAGATGAAAGTCCTAATGGAAGTATTGATATATTTGCAGGTGCTATATGATTAATACCCTTCTTGAACGTCTAACAAAAGTTAAGTCGCATGGTCGTAATTCATGGCGTGCTTGCTGTCCTGCTCATAGTGGAACTAATCCTACAGCGTTAAGGATTAAGGAAGAACCTGATGGTCGTATATTATTGCATTGCTTTCAAGGATGTTCTGCTTCAGATGTAGTTGCATCTGTAGGGCTACAGTTATCTGATTTATTTCCAGAGCCAATAGAACAATACAAAGCTCCAGTTCAAAAAAAGTTTTATGCTAGTGATATTCTAAGTGCAGTTAAGTTTGAATGTCAGGTAGTATTAATGGCTGCTTTTGAATTAAAGAAAAATAAAGAATTAGAGCCTTCTGATTTGGAAAGACTAGAAGTTGCTTACGAACGTATTAGAGAGGCGATAGATTATGAGTAACTTAGAGCGTGGTGCAATAGCACTAGATGAAGCTAGGCAAAAACGTCAAGGCATGATGCTACCAAAGGTTGACTTTGAAGCATTTATGAAAGCTAGAGAAGAAGATAAGGCTAATGTAAAGTCTGCACTTGATTATCAAGAAGAAGTTATAGACTACTTTTACAAAGATGAACAGTTGCAAGGTGCTAAGTTGCCTTGGGATAAGACGTTTGAACAGTTTAGGATGCGATTAGGGGAAACAAGTTTATGGTCTGGCATTAATGGACATGGCAAAAGCCAGCTTGTTGGTCAGGTTATAAATGCTATCGTGCAACAGAATATCAAGGTATGTGTGGCTTCTTTTGAGATGCACCCATATAGCACGTTACAACGTATGACTAGACAAGCTACTGGAACTGAAAAGCCTACAGAGCAGTTTATTGGAGATTACTTTAAATTTCTTGATGGCAAGTTATGGATGTATGACCAACAAGGAACTGTAAATGGTGATAGAGTCATTGCTGTTCTTTACTACGCAGCAGAAACTTTAGGAATACAGCATTTTGTAATTGATAGTTTAATGAAGTGCGGTGTACGTTCAGATGATATGAACGCACAGAAAGAGTTTTTAGATAAACTTTGTGCAGCATCAAGAGATTT